ACTGCGTATCGTGTGCCCTTTTTCCAAGTCCAGTGTTCGTCAATTGAGAATGAGCCTGTGCCCGCTCTCCTGTTCCCTGACGATGATATAAGTAAAGTAGTTGATAACGCTGTGCCCGTCATTGCTGTTGGACCGGAATAAAAAGCAGTCGCAAGAGACACCCCTTGAAACGATCTATTCATGTTAAACGTTGATAATGTAGAGCCGTTAGCTGTTGCAGTTACGTTCTCAAGGAATGTCAATCTGAAACTCTCTGATGACACTAAATTAAAAGTCATTGATACATCTTCAGCCGTTGGAGTATCCCACATAAACTCTACTGTTGCACTTGTCGTAATTGACTCGTTATACCCTGATAAATTGTGCATTAACCCGTCATAGTGTAAGCTGTGATGTAATTCCTCACATACCATCGAGCCATGTGCACCCTTTTTAATTCCGCCCATATTATTTCACCTCTATTTATATTTTTTCATAGCATCTTTTATTAAGATGTCTTCCATTGTTTTAATATTTAATTTTCTACGAGGATAAGTTTTCCTAAAGTCATCAGCCAATTTTTCAATTTTATTATAAGGCACGTCATATTGCTTCGATAAACTTTTTATAGCCTCATTTGTTCCGGCAGGTACAACCGGAGACGCAACCGGAGACGCAATTGGTGCTTTTATAATAACTGGTTTTTTTACAACCTGAGTTTTAGCAATAGGTGCTTTCTTTGGAGATTTTTTTAATTTTAAAAACCCGCCGTCAGTTTGCTCTATATCTGGCAAAGTTGCGACCTTGTCTATTTCTTCCCATTTATAAACCGCCTCCAATACTGAACGGCAATTATAATGGTTAGGGGGGTTAATTAAGTCTTTTTCAGCTGGTTCATATATTCCCGCACTTCCCGAGTCAAGGGATATGCAAATATCTGATGTCCTATTGTCAAGTATTGCGGAATAAAAATATCCTGTAATTATATTTTGAAATTTATCAAATTCATCAGATCGAGCTTGACCATAAGCCTTGCCGATATTGGTACGCACTATAGTTTCGAGCCTTGCAGACTTTAGCTTCTTTGGAGCGTCCGCTAAATAGTCCCAACCTTTTAAAGCTTCGTCAAGTTGCTTTGCTGTTTCCCTTGTTCCATTTCCGGCTCTTATGCTATCGAATAGAACGCCTTTAATTTTCTTTTGTATTACGTCAGATTCTGATATAGCACCATAAACGGCAGATTCTTTAATCCATTCTGCGACCTGTTCGGCTGTTACTCCTGCCTGTTGTTCAAAAGCAAATTTACTTGTATCGGGTTGAGATACTGACTTTTGTCCCCTGTCGTAAGACTCTTTAGACATCGCAGTAAATACTTTTTCAAGCTTAGCAAGGTGTTTAACCTGTAGTTTGTTTATCATATCGAATCGCTTACGTTCAACGATTTTCTTTTGCTTAATATCGTTAAGCATTGCATTTATAATTAGCTTAAATACAGCACCACATTCCGGTAAAAATTTATCAAGCAATTCATTGTCGTCCTGTTCAATCTGCTTAAAATCAGTTTTGCTTTCATACTTAGTAAGTGGTCTCCAGTATGATTCATCTTTGACAACGTCCTCAACAGCAACAAATTCCTCTTTGACTGGTTTATCTTCAGGGTCAACGTCATCCTTAACCTTTTTCTTTTCTTTTATCTCATTAGGAGCATCGTCATTTGTATCATCACTTTCAGAGTCGCTATCGTCATCACTATCAGTATCAGATATATTATCTTTTCCTGCATTCTTGATATCCTCCGCCATTTGCATCTTTGCATCTTTTTCTTTTTGCCATTCCACAGGGTCAACCTCAGGTGCTTCAATCGCATCTAAAAACCAATTAAGCTGACTAATATCGTCAGGGATTTTACCAGCCTTGACAGCTTCAAGCCACATTTTAAGGCTCTCTTGTCGTCTATCTGCGTCAATAGGATTAAACTTAAATTCAGCTTTTACACCTGTTCCATAATTCCACGCTAACAAAGGATTTATTAACTCAGTATCAATAAGACGTTTAATGTCCATTCTGATATTATTTATCACAGTATAGAACATATTGAATTGTTCTTTTCCTAAGCTATAAGAACCCCCGCCAGTTTCCCCACCAGACAGACCCATCAGATCGGGCACTAATAATGCTCTTGCTATCATCATATTGTATTTATCTATCGCTTTCTCAAACTCACCTTTTCCCTCAGCACCATGAAGCAAATCAAGTGTAAAGCCTTCCGGCATTGTAACGCCTGTACGTGCTGACAAGTTATTAACGATTGTTTTAAAGGCATCTCTGTTCTCTTTAGATGAACCCTTGCTAATCGTTCCAACCGCTAAAGGTGAAGCATATTTTTCAAGGTATATATTCCAGAATTTAATGATTGCTTGTTTAGACCACCACGCAGTGTAAACGCCTTTTGTCATTTCGCTGCTGCCATAATGATTATCGAACTCTTTTTTATAGCTGTATAGAATGACTTTTTCAAGAGGAATTTCTACATCGCCATCGGTTGCAGTGTCTTGTGTAAGCTTTTCAATGTTGCCTTTTTTATCGGTAATTATTTCAAATGAATGAGGAGCGCGTGTTTTCAGGGTCTTGAATATGTACTTCCCGCCAAAATCTGTTTCAGCGTACATTGGTATTTTTTCGGTTACTGAGAACCCGTAATCCATCGCTGTTAATACGTCAAGCAACTTCTTTTCAATTGGTTCGTCCATGTAGGTTGTCAGGCATAGGGTTAAAAATTCAGCTACTTCCTCATCTTCACAGTCAATAAACCAATCACTATTTAAAGCGATATATTTCTTTAGGTTTAAGACGCTGTTGATCTGGTCGTCAACACGCATCTTGTCATAGATGCCATAACCGTTTTCTTTTTGATATAGCTCTGATGGGTTGTAAGGTTTTAATGCGTATTCTGAATATAAATAAGAATCGGCTGATGTTACTTCTGCACTGGACATTACCGTTTCTTTAGGTTCGACTTTTTCGGGTTGTTTCTTAAAGATGTTAATCAAGTGTAAATCCAATTAAATAGATTTATCATATAGCTTAAAAGACATTATTATACAGTTGCCTGTCAAGGTAATATATAAGGTTTAAAATGTCAAGTCTTTTTTTTATTTAATTTGTTATGCAAATATAATCATACTTACACCCCGCTTTTATAAAATCCACCACCATTAAATTTAATCAACGGTGGTTTAAAGACTTTCCTTAATCTGTAACCACACTCTGGACACTTTGTCAACGGTTCTTCGTTGATGCCCTGAAGCGTCTCTAATTCATGGTCACATTGTACGCATTTATATCTGTTTATCGGCACTTAAGCCTCTTTCCCACAAGGTGAGCCGTCTAGGAAAGTAAACTCACGTAATAATTCTTCCCATGTAGAATATGCTTTCCCCGACAAAACACCGTAGTCATCGGTTGCAACAATTTTTCCTGTTGACTCCTTACCTCTTACCCACTTATCCCGCAAAAAATCAGCATCGGAAAAGTCAAATGATATTAGCTTCTTTTCTGGTATTCTACGCCATTGGTCTTTTTCCCTTTTCATCACGTTAAAAGAAAGACCATTATTAAAATCGTCTTCACTGGAATCGAAAACACATCCACAAGAACCATCATTATACTCATGAATAAATATTCTTTCTACTGCAATACCATGATTAAAATGTACCTCTACCTTATCACCCCATTTTAATTCATTCATACTAACTCCTTATTATTGGTCTCAACCCATCTATCGGGTCGGCTCTTTTGCTCAACTGTTCAGTCGATACATAGCCACCTAAACTGTTAATCTGCAAAGCGTCAAGACAATTTTTAATTATCGGTTTAATTTTGTCGATTTTCCAGCAATGACCGACATTATATTCAAAGCCATTACCGTCAAGGTCAACGTGCACCTCAACAAATTGAGCATCGTTAAGCAGTGTTGCAGAATAGATTGCACTCTCTAAAACGCTGTGATCTGAATAGCCTGTTTTAGCACAATTTTTAAACTTGCTTACATTACGCATATAGAGGCTTTCCAATTTAGTCGGATAATCAGAAACGCAGTACATTAGTGTAAGATTAGTCTTATTGTATCGTGATAATAGCTTGACAATATCCTCCTCAGTAGCAAGTCCGGTGCTTATCATTATCGGCTTATCCAACTTAAGACAAGAGTCAATTAGTGCAAATCTCAGTATATCGAATGAGCTAATCTTAACAAAGTCAATATCCGTCCCCTGTAATCTGGTAGAGTAATCCATATCGAACGGGGTTACACCTACAGCAATACCAATCGACTTGCAATATACGCAAATTTTATGCTTAAAGAACTCAAAATCAAGCTGTCTATCCTGACGCTCTTTAATCGATAGTTTGTCGAACCCCTCTCTAAATAGAGTCTCATTTTTGAATAGTTGAAATTTAACACCCCAAAATCCAGCGTCTTTACAAGCATCTATAATGCGAAATGTCCGGTTAATATCGTTGTTGTGGTTGCTGCCTATTTCTGCGATAAATTTACTCAAATTCCCTCCCTCCATAGCTTTCAAAATCGCTTGATATATCCCCACCGTTCTTAAGTAAATCAGAATAGCATAAATAACGGATTGCATCCATTGAGTCATCGTTGAGCTTAATAGGCACTTCTTTCACTTTATTTTTCTTATCCCACACGTAAGAGTCAAATTCTCTTATAGCCATCGGGCACTCTTTAGCGTCAATATAAAGCTTCTGTGTGTTGATTAACTGCTTGACAGTCATAAGTCCATCAAAAACGGCTTTGTCAGCACCTACTGCAGGGATGTCCAATCTATTAAGGTGCTCTATAATCTCAGGTCGTGACCCATCAGCATAAATAATGTCTATTTCATACTGTTCCATCTTGCCTTTAATCCTATCGGCTATATCGTCAGGGGTCATCTTTCTTTCATAAAGCTCATCGATAATATAATAAACACCATTGATAACACCGGCAATTAAAAAGGCTGTCGGGTGGTCATAACCAAAGTCAAGACCGGCAATATATCGTTGATATGGCTTTGTTGGATTTACTACCCGTTGAGACATTGGCAAGTCGTATATAAGCCCCTCTAGAGCACCCCACTTGCCCATAACCATCCGGTTATAATACTCAGGGTTACTTTTTCTCAATGTCTCA